GAAATGCTTCGCCCGACCATCCGCGCCCCAGGCTCCGAGCTTTGGTTTTCTTGGAACCCGCGCCTTGCATCCGACCCGGTGGATAAGTTCTTCCGGTCTGGCGATCCGGTGGACGACGCCATCGTGTCCAAAGTCAACTATGTTGACAACCCGTGGTTCCCGAAAGAGCTTCGCGCCGAGATGGAGTTTGACCGGAGAACCCGCCCTGATCGCTTCGGCCATGTCTGGCTCGGCGAATTCGAGCCTCAAGCGGTCGGAGCGATTTGGAGCATGGCCGACATCGAAGAGCGCCGCGTCAAGGAAGCCCCTGGCGATATGGCGCGTATCATCGTTGCCGTTGACCCGGCGGTGTCGTCAGAGGAACACAGCGACGAACACGGCATTGTGGTTGCTGGTCTGTCCGAGACTGGGCACGCCTACATCTTCGAGGATGCTACCACCAAGGGCGAGCCGACCAAGTGGGCAAGGCGTGCAATCGCCATGTTCGATATGTACGAGGCCGACGCCATCATCATCGAGAAGAACCAGGGCGGCGATATGTGCCGTCACGTTCTCGAAAGCGTGCGCCCTGGCCTGCCAATCATCGAGGTTCACGCCACACGCGGCAAACACGTCAGGGCCGAGCCTATCGCTGCTATGTATTCGGTGGGGCGCGTTCACCACGTTGGGCACTTCCCCCAGCTTGAAGCCCAAATGTGCCAAGTCACGTCGGCTGGCTACGAGGGCGAAGGCTCGCCGGATCGTGTTGATGCCCTCGTCTGGGCGTTGACGGAGATATTCCCGAAGCTTGTCAACAAGGTTGACACCGGATCAAGGCGGCAACAAATTGCCATGTCAGAATATTACGAGGTCGGCGGTGATCGACATCATGGCCGCCAAGCCGTCGCAATGTGGGAGTGAGCAATGTCTAGCATGCTGACCGGGTCGGACGTTGAGGCCGAAGATTGATCCGCCCCTACGCCGCCACCGATCTGGAGCGAGTGCTTGAGCTTGGCGCGATGATGCACGCCGAAAGCCGGTATGCGTCTCTGGACTTCGACCCGGACAAGCTGGTTGACCTGTCGGACGCCGTGCTGACCAATCCCGCCTATCTCTGCCTTGTGGCAGAGGAAGAAGGCGAAGTCGTTGGCTTGATCGTTGGATACGTCATCCCGCACTGGTTCGGCAATGACCTGACTAGCGGAGACTTGGCCGTTTACGTTGCGCCAGAACATCGCAAAGGCATGATCGGCGTGAAGTTGGTCAAGGCTTACACCGCGTGGGCAAAGTCCATGGGAGTGAAGGAGCCTATGCTTGGCGTGTCTGCTGGCATCACTCCCGCGAGAATAGGTGATTTATACAAGCGCCTCGGATATACTGAGACATTCGTGGTCTATAAAATGCCGATGGAGGCGTGACATGGGTTGCAAGTCTAAGCCCAAGGGCAAGAAGGGGAAATAGCATGGGTGGGTTCTTCAGCGGTGGTCCTTCCATGCCTGCTCCCGTGGCTCCTCCTCCGCCTCCGGCCAAGTCGGACGCCGAGGTGCGCAGCGAGGCTTTGCTCGACCGTCAACGGCGTGCGGCTGCCATGGGGCGTCAATCCACTATTCTGACCGGCGGAACCGGCGTTGAAGACGCGGGCGCGGCTCAGAAGAAGACGATGCTCGGAGAATAGATATGGGCGGTATCATGCCAGTTATTGGGACGGCTCTTAATCCGATTGGAGCGGTTGCGCCCAAGACCGGAATCGGGCAGGCCCTAGACCCTGCGGCTGCTATTGCACGCAAGTTTTCTCCCGGTATGCAAGACTGGATTGACCCGGCTGGTGGCATGCGCGAGGGCGGCTTTCAGAACAAGGCCATGACGCAGACGTATGAGGAGCGGCAAAAGCAACAGGCTGCTCAGACCGGAAGCGGGAAGACGGGTAAATCATTGTTGGTTAGCGGCTGATGACCACGTACCCGCCACCTATCGTCGGCAGGACCGGGGACAATCAGGCCCACCCGGTCTTTCTTGCTGCCAGTGACATGGAGGTTGGATCAAGCAACCCGTTGCCCGTTGGCCTGGGCGACAGCGCGAGCGTTGACGCCTTCGCCCGCCTTCGCGTCTCCGACCCGACGACGCTGTTCGATAGCTCAAGCATCTACCAGAACAGCCCGTTGATCTGGCAGACCAAGACGGCGGGGAGCGGCTCGTCATCTTTCGTCGCAAATGATAGCTCGGTTGACCTGACTGTAACTGCGGCTGCAGGCGACAGCGTTATCCGGCAGACGCGGCAGTATTACCCGTACCAGCCCGGCAAGAGCCAGCTTGTGTTCATGACGTTCAACCTGGGCGAGACGGACGGGATTTCGTTCGTGCTGCGATCCAAGACGAGCGGAACCGTGGTTGATACGGTGTTCGAGCGTGCCGATTGGAACGTGGACACATTCGACGGCAACGGCTTGAGCGGCAAGACCGCAGACATGACCAAGGCTCATATCTTCTGGGCCGATCTGGAGTGGCTCGGCGTCGGGCGCGTTCGCATGGGGCTTGTGATCGACGGCACGCCGTTGCTAGGCCACGTCATCAACAATGCCGGGGCGAAACTCACCACCTACATGAAGCGGGCCTTCCTGCCCTGTCGCTACGAAATCACCAACGACGCGACCCATACCACCAAGCTGGCGGGATATGGCGATGCGGACGACGGCGTGTTTATCCGCGCCAAGAACGCCAAGGGCGCGGCGACACTTAAGACCATCTGCTGCGCCATCATGTCCGAGGGCGGATATTCCGATGCCATGGGCGTGCCCTTTGGCGTGGCAAATGGTACGACAACCATCGGCGTCACTACGCGCCGGGCGATCTTGAGCATTCGCCCCAAGCTGACGTTCAACAGCCTTGTGGGTCGCGCTCTGGTGGCGGTGGAGGCCATTAACCTCTATGCCCAGACAAACCCGTGTTACTTCGAGGTTGTGTATGGGGGCACTCTAGGCGGGTCGCCGTCATGGGCGAGCGCCAATGACCAAAGCATGGTCGAGTTCGACGTTGCGGGGACCACGGTAACGGGCGGAGTCACCATCGCATCGGGGTACGCGACGGCTGGTGGCACTGGCTCAAATGCATTCTCGACTTCGCAACAGCGTTCGTTGCAGGCTCGCCTGCCCATCGCCCTCGATATCGACGGGGCGCACCCGACGACGCCTTATACCGATTCGCTTTCGGTCGTTGTGACCAGCATGTCTGGAACTTCTAACGTCGCGTCCAACATCTCATGGCGGGAAATCAGATGAGACTGCCCAAGACATTCTGGATGGCGAAGACCATCACCAAGGCAGACTGGTATCTGATCGTCGCCTTGCTCGGCTCCATCGCCGTTGGCGTATGGTTCGACTTTATCAGGGGCTTGATCTATGGCTGACACTCTTCGGACTGAATCCTATCTGCTCGCCAGCCTGTTCCAAGATGGGCAGGCGGCAAATGCAATCACCGCCCAGGACATGCGCGACTTGATCGTGTCCATGCGCCCAGGCTTTGGCGAAGCGGCCATGCAAGGAAACGCCACGGCGACCACGATTGGCATTGCTGGCACCTACTACAAGATCGCTGGCACCACGGCCCTGTCGGGCAACGAATACCTCGTTGACGATGCCTCTGGCACAAGCAACCGTCTTCGCTATACCGGCACCCCGCAGCGCCTTGTGCCGTTTAGCGCGTCAATCTCGTTTACACCCGCCTCGAACAATCAGGAAATTGCCTTCAAGGCGTGGCTCTATGACGCCTCGGGGGCGAGCGGTGCTTACATCGCCGATAGCCTGATCCGCCATCACTCAACCGGCTCGGTTGACGTTGCGACGATCCAGGGCCATGCCCTGATGGACACGAATGATTACATTGAAATCCACGTTTCAAACCTGACCAGCACCGCGAACGTGGTCGTGTCTGAATTGAATTTCAGGCTCTTGCCTCTGTTTAAGTGAGGTATCCCGAGATGTTGACCGATAGCGAAATCATTCACCTGTGCAAGCGCAAGGACAAGATGAAGGCCGAGCGCGGGACTTGGGAGACGCATTGGCAAGACCTTGCCAATTACGTCCTGCCCAATTCCGCCGACTTCAATGTCCAGCGCGCTCTCGGCGACAAGCGCACCACGCTGATCTATGACAGCACCGGCATTCATTCCAACGAGATGCTGGCCGCTGGCTTGCACGGGATGCTGACCAACCCGGCTCAGAAGTGGTTCAGCGTTCGCGTCAAGAACGATATCGAGGACATGAACGACAACCCCGAGGTCAAGAACTGGCTCGAAATGACCACCGACGCCATCCTGACCGAGCTATCTGCTCCCGAAGTGGCGTTCGCTTCGCATATCCATGAATATTACCTGTCGCTTTGCTCTATCGGCACGGCGGCCATGTTCATCGGCGAGCCGGTCAACCGCGAAGAGGGCTTGTCGTTCAAGACGATCCACATCAACGAGCTTTTCATCGCCGAGAACGCGGACGGCATCGTTGACACGGTGTTCCGTAGCTTCAAACTGCCCTTGCGTCTGGTGGTTCAGAGGTTCGGCGAGGAGGCGCTTTCCCCTCGTATGCGCCGCATGTGGGAGAAAAAGGAGTTCGACAAGGAAGTCGAAATCCTCCATTGCGTCTATCCCCGAGAGGACGCGCCGGAAGGGGCGAAGGCATCCAAGATGCTGCCCGTGGCTTCTGTCTATCTCGATGAAAAGGAAAAGCACATCCTGCAAGAGGGTGGCTTTGACGAGATGCCGTTTATGGTTTCCCGTTGGTCTAAGGCCACGGGCGAGGTGTTCGGGCGCTCCCCGGCCATGACTTCATTGCCTGACATCAAGATGCTACAGGAGATGATGAAGACCACCATCAGGGCGGCGCAGAAGATCGTTGATCCGCCCTTGCTGGTGCCCGATGACGGCGTGATCGGCCCTGTCCGCACAATCCCCGGTGGGCTGAACTATTACCGTTCGACCACTGGTGCCCGCATTGAGCCGCTACTGACCGGGGGGAACATCCCGATCAGCTTCGAGATGATGGAGGATATCCGCTCCCGCATTCGCATGATGTTCTTCTTGGATCAATTGCAGTTCCAGGGCGGGCCGCAGATGACGGCAACCGAGGTCATCGAGCGCACGGAGCGCACCTTGCGCCTTCTCGGCCCGACGTTGGGCCGCCTTCAGTCCGAGTTCCTCGGCCCGATGATTTCGCGCATCTTTGGCGTGCTGGTGCGCCAGGGCAAGCTTCCCATTCCGCCCGAGATCATCCAGGGGCAGGAAATCAAGATCGAGTATGTCTCGCCCCTGGCGCGTGCCCAGCGGCAGTCCGAGACGGAAGGCATTATGCGGACATTGCAGCTTGCTGGCCCCATCGCCCAGTTCGATCCGAGGGCCGTTAAGGCCATTAAGGGCATCGAGACTGTTCGCCATATCGCCCAGCTTAATGGCGTCCCGCCGCGCCTTATTTCGTCTGACGAAGAGGTGCAAGCGCAGATGCAGGCCGAAGCACAGGCGATGCAGGCTCAACAGCAGATGGCGATGATCCAGCAGGGCGTTGACACTGCGGCGAAGGCGAGGGAGGCGGGCTTTGTGTAATCCGATGACAGGGCAGATGCCTCAAGCGAAAAACAAAGACTGGGTTTCTGATTACGAAACATTCGCATCCCAATCAGGGTGGTCGCCGACAGTGTTGTCTGAAAAAGAAGAGGGAAAATTCAAAGAATGGATAAAGAAAACCGAGTGGTTTTCTGAAATAAAAAGCGAAATCGGAAAGGAAAACAATATCCCATTAAACAAAATGGACGACGACAGAGTGTTTGAGATGATTGCAGGCAGGGATGCAAGGTCAGACTACGACTACAGAGGCGCGTGGAAATCTGGAGTTGCAACATCAGGCGATCAGTATGACGGCGGGAAGCAACACTGGCCAGATGCAGACCAAACGGGGAAAATGCTTAAGTCCCCGAAACATCCAACGGCATGGAAAGAATTTTTCATGCGCCAGTATAATGTAAACCCAGACGAGCTTGGGCTTGACACCATTGCAAAAGCAAGGTTGTGGGAAAAAAAATAATGTCTAACATCAAGGACGATTTCCGGTTCGTTTTCGGCTCGGAAGAAGGCAAGCGGGTGCTGTCGCACCTCTGCCGTGAATGCGGTGTCCTACGGCCTTCTTTCGTGCCTGGGATGAACCCAAACGACGCCATTTTCATGGAGGGGCAACGCAATGTTGCCTTTCTAATCCTGACCGCTTTGGACGAAACGCCCGAGCGGTTCCTTGAACTGACGCAGGAGATATTGACCAATGTCTGACGAAACCGCGCCCGTAACGGATACCGCGACCACGACCGAACCCAGCGCCCAGGCCCCCGCAGATTGGCGGTCTTCATTGCCCGAGGACATTCGGGACAATCCCACCCTGGCGAAGTACAAAGACCCGGTGGCCTTGGCCGCCGCGCACATCAATCTTCAGAGCCATCTGGGCCGCGACAAGATCGCCAAGCCGAAGACGGACAGCGATTGGAATGACGTTTACAACTTCCTTGGCCGCCCGGAGAGCGCGGACAAGTACGAGCTTGCCCTTCCCGAAGGCGTGCCGGACGCTATCAAGGGGTCGTTCAACGACGACGCCATGAAAGGCTTTCGAGAGAAGGCCCACGCGCTCGGTTTGAACGCCAATCAGGTTAAGGAACTGTTCGGCTGGTACGTCGGCAACACGTCTCAGCAGTTCAACTCCATGCAGGAGAACGCCGGAAAGACCATGAGCGAGGCCGAGGCATCCTTGAAACAGGAATGGGGACGCGCTTACGAGCAGAACCTCAAGTTTGCCCGCAAGGCGTTCGCCGAATACGGCGGCGATGAACTTGCGGACATCATGGAAAAGTCCGGCATGGGCAACAACCCGGCGGTGTTGAAGGCTTTCGCCAAGATCGCCAAGACGACCATGCCAGACAAGGACTTGGTTGGCACCACCGAGAGCGCGGGGCGTGCTTTGACACCGGACGAAGCCAAGGCCGAGGCAAAGGGCCTTATGTCGCACCCGGCTTACATGGACAAGCGCCACCCCGAGCATAAGATGATGGTTCGGAAGGTGCAGAACCTGTTTGAGCAGGCATTTTGACCATGGATGACGAGCAGATCAGGCTCGAATGCCTCAAGCTGGCTCAATCTGGTGATGCCCATCGTACCATCGAGGCTGCGAAACTCTATTATGATTGGGTTTGTCCGCCGGAAGTCGCCATAGGTGAGAATGGCGTTGTGATGCGACGGCGGGGGCGACCGCCTAAGCAGTTCTGATAGAAGAGGCGGGACTTGTGCCCGCCTTTTTTAATGTGTATTGTGGACGAGCCTTCCGATTAAGGTGTGGACACTTCCCTTGCGGAACCCGCGACCAAGCAATGAAGGCATGCTTGGGCCGTCGCCATGACGATACCCCGAATATCGTTCAAACTCGCAAGGGAACACCCAAATGAGCATTCAAGTCACCACTGCGTTCGTTGAGCAGTATTCTGCCAACGTTCAGCACCTCGTCCAGCAGGACGGCTCCAAGCTTCGCGGCCTTGTCCGCGAGGAATCCGTTACCGGCAAGAACGCTTTCTTCGAGCAGATCGGTGCCACCGCTGCCCGTCGTCGCCCGTCGCGCCATGCCGACACTCCCCAGATGGACACCCCGCACTCGCGTCGGCGCGTCTCGCTGGAAGACTTCGACTGGGCCGACCTGATCGACAATGAGGACAAGGTCCGCATGTTGATCGACCCGACCTCGCAGTATGCCCTGGCCGCTGCCAAGGCCATGGGCCGCGCCATGGACGAAGTCCTGATCGACGCCGCTCTGGGCACCGCCTACACCGGCGTATCTGGCTCGACCTCGACCGCGGCTCAGACCGCCCTGTCGGATCAGACCAGCAACATGAACCTGTCCACGCTGCTGTCCGTCAAGGAAACCTTCGACGGCGATGACGTGCCCGACGAGGGCCGCGTGATCGTTTGCACCGCGAGCCAGATCAAGAGCCTGCTCAACACCACCGAGGTTAAGAGCGCCGACTACAACACCGTCCGGGCGCTGGCTCGTGGTGAAGTGGACACATTCATGGGCTTCAAGTTCGTCTCCGTGAACGGCAAGCGCATCGACGGTTCGGCTCTGGTCCCCATGTCCGCCGACACCAACCGCCGCTGCTTCGCCTTCCAGGGCGACGGCCTGCTGCTGGCTGTTGGTCAGGACATCGTGACCAAGATCAGCGAGCGTGCGGACAAGAACTACGCGACCCAGGTCTTCTTGAGCATGGCTATCGGTGCCACGCGCATGGAAGAGGCTCGCGCCATCGAAATCCCGTGCTCGGAGTAATGAGAAATGACGACCAAGAAGTCTGACATCGTCACCAACTTCACCGCCGTTCCCCGGGTGGCGAATGCCACCCAGGAATGCGGTGGCCGCGTCCGTGTTATCCAGGGTTCCATTGCCCTGGCGACCACCGACCTCGACGCCGCCGACATCGTTCTGCTGGCCCCCATCCCCACCAACGCTTCGATTATCTCGATCCGTCTGGCTGCGGATGATCTGGACAGCAACGGTTCCCCGGCCCTGGTCTGGGACGTTGGTCTTCATAACATGGACGGCACCGCCAAGGATGCTGATTTCTACGCCACCGACATTACTCTGGGTCAGGCTGCCACCGCCTTCACCGAGTATCGTTTCGAGGCCGCCGACATCAACACCACCGGAAGCCGCGTTTGGGAAGATGCCGGTGATTCGTCCGATCCCGGCGGCCAGTACTATCTGTCTCTGACCGTCAGCACCGCTGCCGCTACCGCTGCGGCTGGTGATCTGTCGTTCATCGTTCAGTACGTGGTGGACTAAATGGCGCGGGAGGGCTTCGGCCCTCCCAAACCACTTTACGGGGGTGATTAATGGCAACGTCTGTCGTCAAGATCGTCAACAATGCCCTCGTCCGAATTGGTGCGTCTAGCATCACCGCATTGACCGAGAACAGCGAGGCCGCCCGTGCGGCCAATGTCGTTTACGATCAAATCCGTGACGCCACCTTGCGCGATCACGTCTGGAATTTCGCCGTGCGGCGTGTGCAGCTTGCTCAAAGCGCCACTGCCCCGGCCTTCGGCTACGCCTACTCCTACCCGTTGCCGACCGATTGCATCCGCGTTCTTCAGATGGAACTGAAGGACATGGTCTATAAGATCGAGGGCCGAAACCTTCTGACGGACGAAGTCACGGCGAAGATCATGTATATCGCACGGGTGACCGACCCCAACGAGTTCGATGTGATGTTCGTCGAGGCGCTTTCGGCGCGTCTGGCGGCGGAATTGTCCATCACGTTGACGGACAGCAGCACGCTGTACCAGAACATGATGGAAATCTACCGTCACAAGATCACCGATGCCCGTTCGGTGGACGGCCAGGAAAGCGGCGAGCCGAATATGGTCGCCGATACATGGCTTGATAGCCGCATCAATTACGCCGGGTCGTCCTTCTCTGTGGATGTGAACTGATGCCGCGTTCCGCGCCGATCTTCACCAATTTCACCGCCGGGGAAATGTCGCCCAAGATGGAGGGGCGCATTGACGTTGCAAAATACGGCAACGCATGCAAGCGGCTAGAAAATATGTACGTCGAGAAGCATGGCCCCGCCACCCGGCGCGGCGGGTTTTATTTCGCGGCAGAGGTCAAGAATAGCAGCAAGCGCACCCGCATCCTTCCTTTCGAGTTCTCCGTCACCCAGGCTTACATTCTGGAGTTCGGGGACCAGTATATTCGGTTCTTCAAGAACTACGGACGGGTCGAAAGCGGGCCGTTTGATATCGTTTTCGACGTGCCGTTCAACACCGGCTCGGCGTATGAAGTCGCCAGCCCGTATCTTGAGGCGGAGCTTTTTGAAATCGTCATCACGCAGTCGGCGGATGTGCTCTACATCGCCCACGGCAACCACGCGCCTCGCAAGCTGTCGCGCTTGAGCGATACCAGCTGGACGCTTGAGGTAATTGATTTTCTCGACGGGCCGTTCAATCAGATCAACACCGAAGCCACCACCCTGGCTCTGTCGGGGACAAGCGGAAGCGTCACCGTCACGGCGAGTGCCGCGACATTTGCGTCTACTGACGTTGGACGCCTGATCCGGTGGGAAGACCCGGCGAGCAAGTGGACGTGGCTCACGATCACCGCTTACACAAGTTCCACCGTGGTGACGGCGACCATAGAAGGCCCGAACGCTTCGGCGGGGACGGCCACGGCTGATTGGCGTCTTGGTGCGTTCAGCGAGACAACGGGCTACCCGGCGGTGGTGACGTTCTTTGAGCAACGCCTTGTGTGGGCCTCGACCCGTGAGCGCCCGCAGAGCATGTTCTTCTCTGTATCGGCGGATTATGAAAACCACGCCCCGACCGAGCCGGATGGCACGGTGGTTGACGACGGAGGGTTCGTCTATACCATCGCCACTGACCAAGTTAACGTCATTCGGTGGATGCGAGCCGGTAAGGTGCTTTCGGTCGGCACTGCTGGCGGCGAATTTATCGTGAGCCAGGGCGACAACAGCAGCCCGCTTTCCCCGACCAATACTCGCGCTGTGCGCCAGACCACCTTTGGATCGGCGCAAGTCACCCCGCCCCAGGTCGGCGCGAGCGTGCTGTTTCTCCAACGCGCCGCCCGCAAGGTTCGGGAATACGTCTACCAGTTCGAGACGGACGCCTACACCGCGCCAGACTTGGCGATCCTGGCCGAGCATATCACCGAGGGCGGCGTAGTCGAGATGGCGTATCAGCAGGAACCGCACGCTATTGTCTGGATGGTACGTTCGGACGGCGTTCTGCTCGGCATGACCTACGAACGCGCCCAGGAGGTCATAGGGTGGCATCGGCACATTATCGGGGGAGATGCCGCCGTTGAAAGCGTGGCTGTAATCCCTTCCCAGGACGGAACACGGGACGATCTGTGGGCTGTCATCAAGCGGACGATCAACGGATCGACCAAGCGTTATATCGAGTTCATGACGCCGGGGCTGGCCGAGGGCGTCAACAGCACAACAAGTGCCACCTTCCTCGATAGCATGTTGAGCTATGACGGCACCTCCGTTACCACGTTGACCGGCCTTGACCATCTAGAAGGGCAGACGGTTGACGTTCTTGCCGGTGGGGCGACCCATTCCCAGAAGGTGGTTTCTGGTGGCTCTATCACTCTCGACCGTCCGTCAACCGTGGTTCACGTCGGCTTGGGGTATACCTCCACGCTTCAAACCATGCGTATCGAGGCGGGTGCCGCAGATGGCACCGCTCAGGGCAAGCAGAAGCGGATAAGCCGCATCCATTATCGCTTTTACAAGACCCTCGGCGCGAAGCATGGGCCAAGCACCGATGCTCTAGACGTTATCCCGTTCCGGTCGAGCGCAGATAGCATGGACGCACCTCCCGCGTTATTCACGGGTGATAAGGAAGTCGAATTTCCGAGAAAATGGGACTCAGACGGGTATATTGTAGTGGTGCAAGACCAGCCTTTACCCATGTCAATCGTGGCGATTATGCCGGAACTCAACACGACGAAGGTTTGACCAGATGTGCACTGGACTTGAGATTGCGGCGATTGCATCAGCGGCGGCTGCGACGGTCGGCGCCGCGTCCTCAATCCAGCAGGGACAGAAGCAATCCGAAATTGCGAATTACAACGCCCAGCTTTCTCAAAACAACGCCGTCGCCGCCCAGCAGAAGGCTGCATATGACGAACAGCGCCAGCGCGAGGTGGCGGTACGCCTTAAGGGCACTCAGCGCGCCTCTGCGGCGGCTGCCGGTGGCGAATTGCTCGATATGAGCGACGTGTTGGACGAAAGCGCCAAGCAGGCCGAAATGGACGCTCTGGCAATCCGCTACGGCGGCAGCGCTCAAGCAGCCGCTGCGAGGCAGCAGGCGGAAATCCAGAAGGCTCAGGGCAGCCTAGCTAAGTCCAAGGGATATACCGACGCTGGCGGGTCGCTGTTGACCGGGGCAAGCGGCCTGTTTAAGACGTTCGGTCCGACGAAATAGGGGCGTACCATGGTGAAGATTCCGACCTATGAGCGACAGGTAAGCGTCCCGGCAAGCACCGGCATGACGGCGGCACCTTTGTCCATGGCTGAGACGGGAACGCCCCAATTTATGGCGAAAGTTTCAGCCGAATTGAGCGATGCCGCGCTTAGGATTCAGAACCGCGAGGATACGATCAACCGCGTTCGGGATTTCTCCATCTTTAAGACCAAGGTGGCCGAGGAATGGCAGAGCCTCCAAGATACCGAGGACATGAGTAACCCCGCCACGCTTCAAAAGTTCAATTCGTTCTTGGCGGGAGAGCGTGCAAATCTTGAGAAGATGCACTCAGGGTCGGAGAATAGCCGAGCCGTCTTGAGCGCAAACGCCATAGACCTGACGGGGCAATATGAGCGCACCGCCCTTGGTGCCGTTCGCGGTGCACAAATCAAGATGCTTCAGAACCAGTTCGGCGACAGCCTCAACCCCATTCTCAAGGGCGTGTCTGACGGCAGCGTCCCAGTTGCCAATGCCTTCGAGCAGCTTCGCAAGGTATCCAAAGACATTGGCGGGGCGCTTCCGAAGCCTCTGCATTTTGATATGGTGGAGGCCGCCCAAGGCGCTATCGCCATGTCGGCGATCAACCGCCATCTCGATATCGGCGATTATGAAAATGCCGAGGCAGAGCTAAACCGCAATCCGCAGTTCACCGAGGTTCTGGATAATAACCAGCTTTCGGCAATCGTTCGCCGCATCGGAGAACAGAAGGCGGTTCGCAATTTGACCGATCAAAAGGTCATGTCCGAGATGCGGGGCAAGGCCAATATGCTCGGATATGAAAGCTGGGCAAAGGTTCCCGCCGCGCTCAAGTTCGAGATGGTGATGGGGCGGCAGCCGGGCGGCGGCGCATATAAGCCGACTACGGATGCGGCGAAGGCTGTCATGGACCGTCAGGCGCTCACATCCATGTTCGGCGAGGGAAGCGCCCAGGTTAGGCAGTTCGATTCTATGATCGGCGGTGTGCAGAAGCCGGAAAGCGAGATCGGTCGTCTGTACGCAGACCAACAGCGTTTGCAGGCCATGGGCAAGAAGCCGGGCGATCCCGAATATGACGCCATCACCAACACCATTAAGGAAAAAGACCCGAAGTTTGTTGAAGACCGCGAGAAGGCTCTCAAGCTTGCCCCGGCTCAGATTGCCATGGCAAACGTCGAGAGGCAGGCAAATTCGGTCAAGACAAATTCCGAGAAGGCCCTGATGCTTATGACCGGGACGGGTAGCATTGAGGAGGCTAAGAAAGCCGTCGCAGACGGAAATCTTGCTTTCTCGATGACCGGCCTTGCACAGAAGGCGGCAGCGAATTATCCCGGATCTGACGTTGCCGAGGTTGACGGTCTGCTGAACCAGATCAGAGGCAACAAGATGCTGGATGCAATGAGCAATCTGAAGGCGTCGTCCCCCACAGGGGCATCTGGCCTCGGCGCGTTGAGCGAGAAGGAAGGACTTGTCTTGCAATCGCTCGAAGGTTCCTTGAGCCTTGGCTCTCCGCTGTCTACTGCCCGTACTTTGATCCAAGTAATCGACGCAACGCCAAGTGTTATTGATGGGCAGCGGGCCGCCTTTAACTCGGCGTTTGGCGGTGGCACTGGAGCGGAGAAGAAGGCTACAGCCAAAGAACCGAGCAATGCCGGAACGCCCAAAAAAGCCGTCTATGATCTGAACGGCAACCGCATTCAGTAGGGGATACCATGGCCGATATTACCTTGACCGTCCCCGATGAGCTTATGGGCATCCAGACCAAGCCTCAGGAGCCTGCGCCGCAGCCTATGCAGCAAGCCCCGGCGGGGGAACCTGAGTTTGAGGTTATCGACGTTGGCGGGGCTGAGATTGAAATTCAGAAGGGGGCAAGCCCCGACGCCATCAAGAAGGCAATTCAAGACTATATGGGGTCGGCTGACTTCTACGAGCGCATTGACAGAAAGCGCGGTGCCCCCGCTCGCGTTCGCAAGATGGTCGGCGATGCCAAGACGCCAGATGAGCGCCTAGCAACTATCCGCAAGGTCTATCAGGACGCCCAGCCGTATGGAGACGACAATTTCGTCTTTACCGATCCCGAGTCAGGCCGTCCTACGCTGTACAATCCCAAGGGTCTTGATTATGGCGATGTTGCGAGCGTGGCAAGGGAAACGATGATCGGCGTTGGGTCGTCTCTCGGTGCCGCGTTTGGCGGTGCCGGTGGTTTTGTTGCGGGCATCCCTACCGGCCCCGGCGCTCTGCTCTCTGGCACTGGCGGCGCTATGGCTGGCGCTGGCCTTGGCGCCGCCACGGCGGCGACGGTGTATGACTATCTTGCCGAGAAATTTGGCGGGACCGTCTATGAGGGCGGCATTGGTCGCCGCACGGGTGAGCTTCTGACCGAAGCGGGCGGGGCAATGCTCGGCCAGGGCATCGGAGATGTGACGTTGCCCGCCTTGGCATCGGCGGCCAAGACCACGCTCGGTGGTGGCACGGCAAAGGCCCAGTCAATTTACAACACCCTCAGTCATTACGGCATCACGCCGCCTGCGGGCGCAGTTACCGGAGGAAAGGGCGCGGGTAGAATTGAGTCGGCCTTGGATCAGGCTGCCGCGTCGGCGACGACCATGCGGAACCAGATCGAAGAGGTTATCGGCCAGTCTCAGGCCGCCGTTGAGAACCTCGCATCACAAATCGGCAAGGCCAAAAGCCAGCAAGGGGCAGGCGTTGCATTGCAAGAGGCGTCTAAGGATGCGCTCAAGAGGTTTGCTGTTGAGCAGTCTGAAATTGAGGAACGTCTTGCGGCCAAGATCGGCGAGGACAAGCTATTCAATATCGACGCGCTTCGCTCATTCATGGGCGACATGCTGGCGTTCAAGGGCGAGATGCCTGGATTTTCCAAGCAGGCATATGGCGACATTCTCGACAAGTTGACCATGATAACGGAAGACGCCAAGCAATACGGCGGGGCTATCCCGTATTCTGCTTTCAGACAGATTAGGACGTTCTTCGGCCAGAAAATGTCCGACATGACGGAGGGCGTCAACCGCAGCCTCTATAAGCGCATGTATCGCGCCATGACCGAGGATTTGGAGGCCGGGGCGCAAGTCGCTGGCGTTGCCGATGAATTTAAATCGGCGATGAACTTCACCAAATTGTTCAAGGAAGAATATGATGACCTTCTGACCAAGATGGTTGATTATGACGCCCCGGAAAAGGGATATCGCTTCCTGATGAACTCCAGACGGGACGGCGGGACGTACTTCAACAAACTCAAAGAGCAGTTCACCAAGGACGAATGGAACGATATAAGCGCCACCGTCATTCAGAAGATGGGGCATAAGAATTTCGGCAATGAAGCCGATGACGCCTTCTCTGTATCCACGTTCTTGACGAATTGGAACAGCATCGCCGACGAGGCAAAAGACGCTCTGTTTGATGGCGTCAAGGGAGGCGTTGATATTCGCAAGAGCCTTGACGAGCTTGTTGGCGCTTTCTCGGAGATGAGCAAATCAGCGCGACTGCGGAACTTCTCGAACACCGCTGGCGCGGCTCATACTCTGGGGATTATGAGTTCCATCGGTTCTGATGTGTCAAAGATGCTCCTCGGGTCGGCAGCTATCGGAGGTTATACGCCAGGGCTGGCCGCTGCTGGCGTGGCTGGTACGGTGGTTGGCGGAATTGTCGCGCCCAAGGTGGCATCAAAGCTGATTACAAACCCGGCTTTTGTGAAATGGCTCGCCGAAGGCCCAGCAGTTCGCAATGGTGCGGAAGCTGGGGCGCATATCGGACGCCTTGGCGCTATCTATGCGGCAAACCCGGAAATTAGAGATCAATTGTCTGCATTTATGGACACTTTGCGTAGTCCTGATACAATGGGCGTAAATGAAGGGGCGTCGAAATGACCGTATCCAGCACAACGACCAGCGTTAGCTATACTGGCGACGGGTCAACCACCTCTTTCCCTGTCACCTTCGCCTTTTTCGGAACGTCCACAGACGCTGAAATCCGCGTTATCGAGCGCGTGATTGCGACAGGCGTTGAGACGACCCTCGTCAACGGCACCGATTACACCGTTTCCGGCGGTTCGGGCACCACGGGGACCGTCACCGCAGCCTCTGCCCCGGCGGCCACCAAGCGGTGGACGGTCGAGCGCAATACCTCGCGCACTCAAGAGACTGACTACGTCGAGAACGACCCGTTTCCGGCGGAAAGCCACGAACAGGCGCTTGACCGCCTTACCATGATCGGCCAGGAAGGCTATAACCTTGCCACTCGGTCGTTTCAGTTCGCCACTTCCTCCACCACCACGGCTTCGACGACCGTTCCCGACCCTACGGCGAGCGCGGCTTTGGTGTGGAATGCGGGCGGGACGGCTCTTGAGAACGGCCCGACCACGTCCGAAATCAGCAGCGCACAGACCTACGCCACCAATGCGGCGGCGAGCGCCTCGGCTGCATCGTCTAGCGCGTCTACGGCGTCCACCCAGGCTGGACTTGCTGCCACGGCCAAGACGAACGCCGAAACCGCAGAGACGAACGCAGAGACTGCCCAGGCTGCCGCAGAGGCTGCCCGCGATCTGGCGCAGGGATATGCCGCTGACGCTGACGTGGCGAAGATCGAATGGCAAGGCGCGTGGCAGACCAGCACTGCCTATGCCTTGAACGACGCCGTGAGCAACGGCGGGTCGAGCTACATTTGCATTGTGGCCCATACCTCCGGGACGTTCGCCACCGATCTGGCCGCCGCCAAGTGGGAACTGCTGGCGCAGAAGGGAACCGATGGTTCTGGCGGCACCGTCACCAGCATCATCGCAGGCACCGGCCTGACGGGCGGCACGATCACCACCAGCGGGACGATTGCGGTTGATATCGGCGTGACGGTCCAGGGTTACGACGCCACGACCATGAAGACTGGTGCGGTCCAGACGATGACCAAGGCTCTGCGCGGCACCCCCGTCTCTCTGACCAGCTCCTCAGCCTCCATTGCCACCGACGCCAGCGCGGGGAACTTCTTCACCCACACCTTCACCGAGAACACCACGCTGGCGAACCCCTCCAATTTGGTGGCCGGTCAGGAAGGCGTGATTGTCTTCACCCAGCATGCTTCATCCCCCAAGACCCTGGCCTACGGCAGCTACTGGAAGTTCAGCGGCGGCACGGTGCCTAGCGTCACGGCGACCAATAGCGCGGTGGATGTGCTGGTGTACTACGTCGAAAGCAGCGCCCGCATCACCGCCAAGCTTCTGACGGACGTTAAGTGATGCTGGGCGCAGCACTCCTCCTTGCTGGGGAAGACAGCTACAGCATCACCAACAGCATCCGGCTGAACGGCACCAGCGACTATCTGAGCAGGACGTTCACCACGCCGACAAGCGCGTACATCGGCACCCTGTCAATGTGGTTCAAACGCGGCTCTCTTGGTGCAGATGGTCGCTTGTTCGAGCATTCAGACTCGTCCACTCGGCAGTTGATGGTTCGGCTGGATAGCTCTACGGACACGATCACCGTAGACCTGTACAGTGGTGGTGTATCGCACGCACTCGTCACCAGCCAAGTTTTCCGCGATCCATCCGCGTGGTACCATCTTGTCCTCGCTGTCGATACGACTCAGGCAACGGCAGCCAACAGGACGAAATTGTATATCAACGGCTCCCAGGCGTCGTTTTCATCGTCCACGTATCAGGACCAGAACACCACAGTCTTCGGTGCTTGGACTTCCAGGTTGGGGACACGCGCATTCGGCACTCCCACCGCGTGGTACAGCGGATACTATTCAGACACCTACTTCATCGACGGGCAAGCACTGACCCCCAGCAGCTTCGGGCAGACTGACGCTAACGGGGTCTGGGTGCCAATCCGCTACGCTGGAACCTACGGCGTTAACGGCGTGAAACTGGCCTTCGGCTCAAGCGGTTCCTTGGGGAGCGATACGAGCGGCAACGCGAACGATTGGACCGTCAACGGCTCTCCGGTGCAGACTACCGATACGCCGACGAATAACTATGCGACGTTGAATGCTGTTCGACCGTCAACGTCCGCGCTGACTATTGGGAATACAACGGCGGCGGGGACTGCCAGCGGAACTATTCCTGTGTCTCAGTCCGATAAATGGTACTGGGAAGTAACAGCAAATGCTGTCGGCGTAAACGCAGGGCTGGAGAACACCAGCGGCACGACATACACGCAGTCTGTCACCAACGGGACGACGACCGGGTTCAGGTACACCCATAGCACCACCGCCCTGGAATACACCACGAACGGATCATCGTGGAGCACCGTGTCGTCAGCGGTGAGCGGAGTGGCATTCCCTTACGTCACCGGGGCCAGCAGCACCACCAACTTCGGTGCAACCGCCCTGGCATACGCCACCCCTAGCGGGTTTGAGCTATTGACTGCATCCAACCTTCCCAGCACCGCCGTAACCACCAGCGGCACGTTCACCGGCAATGCCAACGCGAACGGCCCTTTCATCTGGACGAACGGCAACCCGGCCACGTTGACCATCAATGGCAATGCCGTCACCTTCGGCACCCACGCCGACAAGACGGCTGGCGGCTTCAAACTGCGCTCGTCATCGGCCTCCTACAACACCAGCGGATCGAACACTTGGACGGCTACGGCTGGCAAGCGGTTCGTCTATTCCGCTACCTCCATCAACACTGCACAGGGGAACCCGTGATGGCTCTGTTCTACATTCCCGGCGCGAGCTTCCCCGATGGCACTCCCGCTGACTATATCGACTCGTCCGAGGGCTTCACCCTCAATGGCATCCAGTACCCGCGCTGGTATCTGGACCGGGCGGAGCTTGATGGTGCAACCCGCTGCACCTTCGAGGCGTGCCCGTTTGATGGCACCGAATACATCATCACTGAGCATCGCAAC